TTTTTGCTTTCAGTATATCAACTGGCGTACTGAATTAAGTAGCAATTTAACAAAAGCAAATAACATTTTAACCAATATGGAAAGTAATTTAATGGCTATAAATACATATCACATGACACTTAATACTTCTAACGTAAAAACGTCCGATTCATGGATTGAGTGCAATAGAATTGGGAATTTGGTGATGGTCAATGGATGCGTCAAAATCACAAAAGATGTTAACGTATATACTGGTATTAATCTTGCAAGTGGAGCACCTGCTCCATGCTGTGATAAACAGCTTTATACTGGAGCAATAGCACAAGATAATACATATTCCAGTTGCCTTCTTAGTGTTAGTAAGAATGGTGAAATCAATCTCTATGTCAGATGGAAAAAAGCTTTAGCAGGAGATGTTTTTTATTATGAGTTCTGCTATATATGTAAATAGTCATTATTTTATCCGGATTGCTCGGAGTTCAATACTATTTACATTTCTAGGTTGACTGCTCCAAAAAGCAATACCGTATGTGCCAGCAGGAACTTTTTCGATACAGGTACTGGTTAATGTTGGGTAAAAACCGTTACCAAAGTTCATATAAAACGTATTTTGGGTTCGCGTTGAATTTATTCCAGTTATCCCCATCGTAAACGCATCATAGCTTTGACCTTTTGCACATGGAGCTGCTTTTAGTGTAAAGGCATAAGTACCGGCGGGAATGGTCACAGTGGACACGTTATTCACCCAGGTTTCTTTTGTAGAATATGAATAATTATTTTTTACGCCACTCCAGTATTCAGTTCCTATGACATTCAAGCTATTATTTGCTTTTATCAAATCTGCTTTTATATTTGCCAAATTGCTATTTAATTCAGAAAGTCCATCCGTCACACTCAACAAACTCTTCACTTCCGTAACATTGATTCCATCATAATGCACTTCAAAAGCCGGACAGTCATCCACAAGATCTCCATCCTGCAAATTCCCTGAAGTGTATGCCGGTGCTGCCGGATTACTTGCAACCGGTGTTCCCTGGATCACCTTCCAACTGCAGTTTTCTACCTCTGTCTCTGCATTTCTGGTATACCGATTTACAATAAGGTCAATCCTTTTCGTTCCCTGACTACCATTTGTCAGTGTAACCTCATCATAAGTACCAATATCCACGCAAGATATACAGCCGTGATGCGCCATCATCCCACTTCGGATTTTCAGCAGATTATTACTGCTAAGTTCCGGCTTCAGATTCTCTCCGCTTGTTATAATATAACTCCCCTGCCCGATAATCCCCTCCAGCATCTGCCGGAACTGCTGCGAAGTCACATGTGGTGATCCGGTTCTTCCAGATACAATTTTCATTCTTCATCTTCTCCTTCCAGTTTATAAGTTATTGATTCCACATCATTCGTAATCTCGTAAATGATATTTTCGATTGGTTTTGACATATACATCCCGGTCAGGTAATCCCGGCCACCGACAATATCTCCAATCCCAACCTCGATGCCAAGCTTTGCAACATCCATCTGAAATGTCTTTTTATTCATCAGCTTCTGCAATTGCTCCATGGACGTTTTCTCCAGCTCTGCTGTTTCTGTGCTCGTATTTTCGTACACTGCTGAGATCTCATTCAGTCCTTTGTAATACTGCGTCTTTCCAATGCTTCCATCTTTCTGCGCATACAGATGGAATACGTTCCTCTCCTGCATTTCCCCTTTTCCGGTTACGATCAGATGATTTACGCCATTTTGTTTATCGTTCATCGTGAAATTCAGGCGACTGTCCTGTGACAATTCAATCTGCGCAGAATAATCAGTAATCGGAACTGCTTCAACCAGAATATAACATGGTTCGTCCTGTTCTTTGATCAGCCGGATCTGCAGGCGGTATCCAACACTTTTCAGCATTTTGGTAAGACCTTCCAGTAATGTACAGTACCGGTCAAATTGAAAATTCTTTACAGATATACCCGTGTCTTCTGATGAAACTCTGAATAATCCATCAAACTCCGGCTCGATCAGTGTTTTCATTACCTGATTCAGTTCTCCGGATACTGTTTTATAATCCGATCCGGCAGGCGGTTCGATCACCTTATACTGCAGTCTTCCCCGCCATGTGATTCCCTTCAGCTCCACATAATCCAGCGTTGTATCTGTCAGCACCTCTCCGATAATGCCTCCATATTCTGTCTCCGTAATATAGACATAGCTTGAAAAGGTCAGCTCCGGATACCAGTTCGACCTTGCAATCTGTACAGAAAATTCGTACTCGCCATTCGTATCCACTGTGATATTTGAGTCCAAAATCGCTCCCAGTTCTCTTCCATCACTATCTGCAAGAATTATGTCCTTTACCACGGCGGCTCCCTCCTGTTCAAAAATAAAGTCAGGTCAAATCCATAATCCCCGGACCAGTTAATATTTAAAAGCCCGGATGGTATTCTCTCGAAAACAGTTTGTTTCTGTGCTCTCTGATTAAATAAATTTTGTACCGTTCCATTCGTCAAATACCTTCGGATCGTTCTTCTCTGGCTATCTATGATCAGATATTCCCTGCTTTCAAGCGTTACGAAAAACTCATAAGGATAATCGTTGATCAGAATCTTCGGATTTACACATGGTCCGTAAATGATCATCCGGTACTCGCTTGGAATGATGTGATCAACATTCCATGCTGCGATTCCTCTTTTTTCTCCGGCAAAATCAAACGGATAGTCATACTGAAAGTCGATTCCGGATGCTGCCGTTTCTTCCAATTGTGGAAAAAACTGTCTTGTCGCTTCTACTACCCATACAAGCTCTGGAGCCTGGAAGGTGATCTCCACTTCCGAATACACATATCCCTTCCATCCTTCTTTCGCAGATTTCAGTACCTTGCAGCGCAAATATGCATCATTCACGTACAGCTTTCCGTAGGTATCATTTTCCGCATCAACTGCAATGATCCGGTATAGCTGCTCCATATTCG